GGTTAGAGTGTGCTGTTCTTGCGACGTAGGAACCGTCGCCGTATTCAACAACGTCCCCAACAGAGTACGAGGTGCCAGAGGACCACGCTCCCTGGTAACGGAAACCGTCAGCATAGGAGATGAGGTTTTGGCCTCTGCCTACATCGTTGACGTACGTCGTTCCTGTAGGCATTATTCAAGCGCCCCTAACCGATTGTCGATGTCTTGCACTGCTTTGACAAGCATTGCCAGCATCGACTTATCTCGATACACAATCGGGTCGCCGTTCTCATCGTACATCGTTGCGTCAGGTGCAGCTTCGTGGACTTCTTCAGCTATGAACCCTAGTTCTGGAATTTGTGTCTCATAGTTTAGACCTGATCCTGTTGCGACTTCTTCATTCCAACGGAAGGTTCGAGGCTTCAAAGCCCGTACCTTCTCCCAGTTATCTTCAGTATCGAGATCTTCAATATCTTCTTTGAATCGAAGAGATGATGAAGTGGTACCAAGCTGGTTAGTTCCTGTAGTCGTAATAACTGCGTTATTGCCTGCCAACGTGGGCCAACCTGAAGCACCACGCAAATCGAGAACACCAGCGGATTCGGCAATCGTCAAATGGGAGTTGCCATTATGAACGAATTGGAAACCAGGAAGGCTGGAGGATGGAAGATTGTCTTTCCACTCGATGTAATCTTCGCTCACATAGTAGTCATTGCCCATGTAGATGCGTGCGTAGTCGTAACTGGTTTGGACTCGAAGCTCACCCCCTATATCGACGTTCGCTCGAACATTCAACCATTGACAGTTGATGCGGGTACCTTTACCAAGTCCATAATCGGTAGAAGTTCCTGGGTCGCTTTAGTTGTATCCTGTGTACCCAATAATGTCTCCACGGATAGCTATTGAGCCGTCAATGACTAGACGGTATTTGGCTTCTGGGCGACCTTCGGACGCCCCCACGTAACCTTCGCCTGCACGTTTGGAGTAGACCGAATATTTGTGCTTCTCCGACAGGTAGGTGCCTGCATCTGCCGCAGGAGCAGCAATGTCGGAGCCGTAAGAAAGCTGATGGGTGTTGTCCCCAGGTCCAGCACTTGTAAAGTTTGCTCGGTAATCGTTGTCGAATAGGAAGTTTCCAGCGATCTCACCCGTAATGCCAGTTCCTGTGGCGAGTCCAATCACATCATCCATTGTGTCGTCCAAATAGACGGCATCGGAAGTTCCCAAGCTGACGGAGCCCGTAGAAGTCAAACTCTCAGCGGAGGTGTAGCCGCCAGTAGTCACAACCCCAGTAACTGTTAAGGTTCCCTCAACGGAACCACCAGTATTCTGGAGCACGCCAGGGTACGTCGCTGTCTGACCAGGGACACCTTCAACCCAGTTCTTGATGTAATCCCAGTTGGCGTTAGTTTCGCTGGCGATAATAGCGTCGCCTGCGACTGCCGCATTTGGTGTTGTGAAAGATGCCATTAACGCAATCTCCTGTGTATATAAGTGAATGCCATAGCGTTTACTTCCCAAGCTTCATCGGCAGTTTCTGGGCCTTCGATCTTTAATTGTATAGCTTTAGCTGTCCCAAGTGTAGGTAGACGCTCGATGTTCGTAACATCGGTATTGGGTTCGCTACTCCATATAGAAGTAAAGTCCTCAGCGTCCACACCCCAAACACCTGTGCCACCTGTGGGACCAGCGGAAGCAGCCCATGTTGCTCCAGCTCCAACACTTGTTTGCACACCGAACGGCATTGATTTCTTATACTGGGCAGTATCGTAATCCGTATACAGTTTGGCTGACAATGCGACTGTGGAATCCGCGCTGACCACAATTCGAGGTTTACCCCAGCGTTTCTTAACGATGGGGTTTCTTCCCACTAACCAACTTGTCGTGTATGAAGAATCTATATGTGTGGTCGCCGCACCATAGAAATCGCTTTCCCGATCTTGTTCCAAGCTGACTACGCGACCGACGTTACTGTAGCAGGCACCCAAAAGATCTTGTTCTCCGTTTGGTGGCGCAAACGTCAACATGGCGTTAGCGTCGATATTAGTCATCGTCCATGCTCCGCTCTCCGCTAAAGTCGGATCAAATATGAGTACCCGACGATGCGTAACTGGTCCTCCAGTGTCATGCCAGTCAACTGAAACGTATAGACGGTTCTTGAACCATGCAAGCTGGGGAGGGTTATTGAACTGGAGCCTTCCATCGTCAATAGCTGGCTGGAGCTTCCCGAAGATCCAAATAAATTGTTCTCCGTTATACATCCACACGCCTTGACGGTCATACCAGAAAAAAACTCCGTAAGGAGTAGAAATTGGTGACGACATTGATACAGAACCGATGTCCTGCGTCAAGGGGACAAGCTGGAAAGTTTGGCTGTCGTGCCCGTAGAGTGCGTGAACGCTATTCGTTTTGAATATCAGAAGTCGATCAGCAAATGGGACAAGGCCAGACAGTTCGTCGCCTCGCTCTCCGACGTTCACATCAACGTAATCGTAGTCGAACCATGTTTCTGGGTCGTCTATTCTTGACCAGCGCACACGATTCTTGTACGCTGTGCCACCCTCGGTGGAGGAAGCAGTCCACGCAAAGTTGTTCCAATGGCAAGTGTATTTGGCTATTGGATAATTTCCCGCTGAACCGTTTATGTTTGATGCAAGGTTCGAGGCTGTCGTACCGTCATAAACAAACGATGAACTTGTACCTGAAACCCCATAGAACTTTGAGTTTGTAGTCTGCCCGTACAGGCGCTCACCGTTAGTAACGGAAACTCCAGCAAGTGTAGTAAAATCGGCAGTAGCAGACTCGGCAACAGTTGTGCCGTATGAGCAGATAACTCGGGCTGTCCCCCCATCGGGAGTGAACTCACCTAAACCAGTTACTCTTGAACCTAATGCAGTTGTGTTGCGTTTGTTGACTCCGAGGCGCATCTTGATGCCGCCACGGGGGTCAACATCCACGTTTAGCATTGCGGGACTTTCGGAAGCAGCTAGGTTGAACTGGTCCGAACGTAAATTTAGGCCACCATTAAAGTTTTCTAGCATTTCGAGTTTGTAACGCTGAGGATGGGGGCGAGAACCTTGGGATTCGGCTTTTGACATTTCCTACTCCCAACTATATCTAAGTCGGTCAGGCATAATACTCTGATTACGCCATCGGGAAGCCGAGATAGTATTCAGTACCAACGGTTGAGGGGCAGGCGAATCCAGATAGCGGGCTCTGAGATTGTCTAGCTCTGTGACGAAGATCGACTGATACTGGGCTGCCATCCCTGGATCTTCCTGCTGTTCGTAGGCGCGGTAAACCCCGTATGTGGCTATAACCATATGGAATGGTTCTGGAAAATCGCTGGGGGATGTTCCGTCTACAGATCCTGCGCCAAATGCGGCAGGATTTTTGTAGCCTCGAACATAAATAGTTTTAGCGCCAGAGGGAGTGGAGTATAGCCTTACGGTTTCACCCCAGTAAGACCAATACCAAGGATCGCCATTAGCAACAGACTCCAAAGGATAAACGACATCGCCAGCATCTCGTCCGATCATTGTGAGAACATGGTCGTCTGTCCGTAATGCGTGAATCTCGCGTAATCCTAAGGGTACGCTAGCGCCGACCGTAGCTAGCGGATAATCGGAAGTGCTTGCGACTGTTGCAAATGTTGTGCTTGCCTCATACCAGGGCCAGCGTTTCTCGCTGTAAACGACTTGATCGTAACCCTCCCCAAGGAAGCGGTTTAATACATCGTTTACAATATCGCTGCTGTCAATTTCGACAACACTTCTGATGTAAGAGCGCATTTCCTGTATTTCCACACCTACTCCTTATGAAACGCGCAGAAATTCTCGCCTTCGCCAGGGCGAGCTTTACAAGGGTCCCCAGCTTTTGTAGTGGCAGAACAAACCTGATTAGGGATAACTTCGCCAGCGTAAGCTGGCATCTGAGAAACTTTTCTTCCCCCCACGTATTCGACGGTCAGCCCTTCGGCTTCGTCTGAGGGTCGCCCGTAAATCCGAGCATTCTTGCTGTATCCGACTTGGAGGTTACGTGCCATAGTTTCCTTAGACTTTTAGGGGGACGAGAGCGTTATGCTCTCGTCCCCCACCAGCCGCTATTAAGCTGTTACACCTTCCAGATACCCTGAACGGGCTCTGTTGCTGCAAGTTAGCTGTCCGTAGCAAAGGATCTGTGAGAACACAGCATCCTGGTTTGTTGGGCGAACAAACGGAGTTGGTTTGAACCAAACATCCGAGTGACGCACAAGCTGAATGTATTTGGTGTTCAACATATAGATCACACCGTCGGCGTTAGATCCGTCAAATGTCCACGGAGCGCCTTTATACATAAGGTTTTGGAAACCTGCATCAGCCATGTCAGTATCCGTGTAACGGATATTGCTGGTGAGCAGAGCCTCATAGTTTTCGTAATCATCTGCTTTAGAGATGATTATGGTGGGTTGGTCATTGCCAACTGACACGGCGTTGTAACGAGTAGCTAGTTTCGCCAAGGTCAAAGACCCTGTAGTCGTTGTAGCTGTCGATACCCAAAACTCGTTATCTGTATCAGATGGATCAATACCGCCAAGGGTATTTAAGGAACTGACGTTATCGTTTACAATTAAAGCGATTCCGTTCCAGTCCTTTCCACTGTTACCAGAGCCATCACCGTGGAACATGGTGTTCATGTTCTCGATAATGGATTCCTGCGTTTGGAAGATCTTGCCTTCGAGAAGGTCAATGATCTGTGCTTCGCCGTTGTTTTTGGCTTCTTCTAAACCGTTGATCGTAACAGTAGCTGCATACTGTCCCCAGTTGTACTCA